AATGACTTTTAATTTTTGCTCATCCATTTATACGATCCATGAAGTTTTAACTGTTATTGGCTGATCCCAAGTATTGTTCTGTTCCATACCTACTGCTAAATACCTAAAGGCATCGCTTCCATGACTTGCCCAATCATGCAAAGGTTTAGCAAAGAATACATTTTGTTTCTCGTTAAACTCTCGCCTATAGTTTCTTAGGCAGTCTAGCCCTTGCTTTATATGTGGCATATTAAACCAACATCTCGGTAATAATCTGCGAACAGCCTGTATGCCATCGTCTACAGAAAGTCTTGGCAAAACCCTGACATCTAGTCCTGATTCTCTCAACACTTCCAATCTGCTCTTACCTGTTCCTAATTCTCTTACTTCTACATCGTGTGGTAGGAGTTGCTCTGCTTTCTCCCACTTGTTATCTTTTAGCCAATTGACATACCAATCTAGTCCTTGACCATGATTCTCTACATAATCTAAGAGTCTGACTTCTTGTCCTGTAGCTTGTGCGACCCATAGCGCAGTCGAATCACCAATACCCAAATCCCAAGATACATAAGTCCTACATAGATCATCTCTTGTAATCTCGCAAAGCCTACCTTTTTCTTCCAACTCATTAATCAGTTTTCCGTAATAGCTTCCCTCTACAGCAGCAGAGAATGAACACTCAAACTCCTGATTGTACTTATCCTCGCCCATCTCCTTCTTGGCAGCCCATAACTCTTTCTCATCTAAGAGTTTGGTTTCGCTTGCCTTAAACTGTAGAGCAGACCATCCTTCTTCTTTACTAGCTCTGTCGAACAGTTCCTTGAAGTGGTTATTGCCCTTCGGAGTACCGATAAACAAACACGACCCTTTTCTATCTGCAAGAGCCGGTCTAATGATCTCGTTCCAAATCTTAGGATTCTGATCGCCAATTTCGTCTAGCACTACGAGGTCAAAATATTGCCCCCTGAGTGAGTCTGGGTTATCTGATCCGTACAACTGTATTCTTCTACCAAAGAAGTCCACCCTTAGTTCTGCGATGTTAGCTACTGCATCGAGTGGTCTTACAAAGTGTGTAAGGTAATCCCAAGCTACTCTCTTTGCCTGGCTATATGTCGGTGCAATATACGCATACCTAGGGTTAGGCTTGTCGTTCTCCATTGATGCCTTTATTAGCGCATTTAGAGCCTGTACTGTCTTTCCCATCCTACGATGTGCAACTACGACAACAAAACGATTGTTGTCTAATGCCTCGTGTATCTTTAACTGAGGCTCTCTAGGCTTGTAGGGGATGACTACTCGTTTTACTTCGTCATCTGCGTACTCTACTTCTCCCAAGCAACCACCATCTCGTAGTCCACCATGAGATGATTTTTCTGTCTCTAAATTATCAAGTTCTGTAGCGTTTTCCATTCCATTCCCTATGGGTTGATGGTTGATGATGTTGCTATTCTACAACACTTTAGTCTAGTAGTCCTTCTACTTTTTGACTATTCTTTTCTAGTATTTTTACATCTGTTGGGTCAAAGACTACAAAGTTACTTGTGCCTTTACCTGAACTACGACTACCTTCATCTAAATAACGAATACCTTTGTAACCAGCTTCTTGTAATGGAATATGTGGTTTTAATCCTATTGCATTGGAATATTGGATAACATCACCAACACTTTTAACATTTTTGAACAAATCAGGATTTGGTTGATTTTTTAATTGTTCCTGTAAAGGTTTTATTACAGAAGCTAATTTTTCATCCATTTCTGATAATGGTGTTTCCCATTTAACCATTTTAGGGATGTATTCATCAGGTATATCTACTTTGTATAGATTGCCACCAAACCCAATTTCAGGATAGCCTTCTTTAGCCACTAAATCTTGCAATGCTTTCTTTTGGGCGGCTTCTTTAGGGTATTTGTCATCTAATAAACGAATATATTCATCAAAGTGTTCTTTTACCAATGATTTGTTTACAGGCACATCAGGATAATCTAAAGTAACTGTTCGCAATCCTTTAGCAATTCTTCCCAAACCTTGATTTAAAGGGTTATCAAAATCCATACTATGTGTTACAACATTTGGATTTATTCCTAATTCTTCCAATGGTTTTGGATATTTAATTTCTAAACCACCGCCAGCCCGTTTATATGTTTCAGCAACACTTGGGTTTTCAGCAAAATACATCCCATGCCCATAAGCCTGTGATCCTTCGCCAGTTCCTACCTTGCTTATGTCAAACTTGCCTTTAATGGTATGGGGTGTGCCATGATAGGCAGTAGCACCCATAAGCCCTGGAATCTGCTCCATTAGCCTTGCAAGAGCCTGTCTGTCTCCTACATTGATACCGCCTTGATCCATTACTAGAGCTTTGTCTAGATCGGACATTTGCGTTTGTAGATTCTGTTGCGCTGACTGTGCCACATTTCTTGCATAATCCATCACTTGTGGATTGGTCATTGCTGTCATCTGTGGAGGTGTATAGCCTTGTAGAGCCGATGCTAAATTGCCTTGGGTTCTCTGCCCACCTAATAATCCTGCCATTGATGGTCTAGGAGCTAACAAGCCACCTAATCGGGCTTGTGCCAGATCGAGTAGGCTTGCCATATTTATCCTTTTACGAGTATTACCTTCATGCTATCTACCATCCTAGGTAGGATTGTTAGCATTTGGTCTGATATATTCATTTCTTCCGCTAGTTTGCTTTTGACCAACTGTAGTTCTTTTACAACAAACTTATCTTTCCATCCTAGATACCAATGCCAATCTGTGTAGTAGAGCCAACTGTTTTCGTTAAATGCTCTGACATGGGTTGGGTCTTGCCAAGCTCCTAGGCTTAGATCGTATGGCACATGGATGTGGAACTCTCCACCTTCTACAAGTAGATCCTTGCAATTTGTCATTGCCTTTACTAAGTCTGGTATATGCTCTAGGACATCGTTTGCTGTAATGCTGTCAAACATTCCTTGTTCTACTTTTATCTCTCCGAATCGTGTAGAGATTGTTTCTCCCCAAGGAACTTTGGTAATGTCTAGCACCCAATCAGGGTTCTTAATTGCTTGTATATCTGCGTTTAGACAGTCCTCTCGGAAGTCTTTTCCGCTACCTAAATTCAAGTGCCTTGGATATGAACTCATCTATGTTTTCTGAACAAAGTAAAGGTATAAGTTCTTGGATTCTATCATCTGGTAGATCCCACCAGGCACTTTTATTTAATTGCTCGATCTGTTGATCTGTAAAGCGTTTCTTAATTATATTGGCTGGATTGCCTGCGACTACGCAATAATCAGGAACATCCTTATGCACTACTGCTTTGGCTGCTACTACTGCTCCGTTACCGATCTTGACTCCAGACATAATGGTGCATTGAGAGCCTAGCCATACATCGTTACCAATGTGTATATCGCCTTTTGTAGATGGGTGTTCTTGCCCATGCCACTTGAATGTGTCTTGGTTTATGTGTCCAAATGGGTATGTTGTTACCCAATCTGTCCTGTGATTGCCACCAAGAAATATCTCTACATTGTCTGCGATGCTACAGAAAGATCCTACATGGAGCTTTGATCCTTCTCCCCAACTACGAATGATTAAGTTCTCTAGTCCGTAGCTGTATCTCACCATTTTTCCCTTGAAGCCCAAAACGCAGCACTCATCTTTCCCTTCGCTATGTTCTTAGCGTGTCTTGCCTTGAAAGATTTGCGCCTTGCTTTATCGGCTTCTGATTCGCCTTTTCTAGGAGGGCTACCGCTTACTCCTTGCTGACCGAAACGAATCGTTTTTACTTTATCGCCCTCTTTTGCCACAACTACATGGCTTTTAGTAGGGTGGTTTGGTGTTCTTTTAGGCTTGTTATAGCCTGCAACACCAATTCTTTCTAGGATGCCTGCTGCCTCTCGGACTTTCACTTGCTATACCTAGCCGACTTGCCTGCCTCACTAAGTGCTATAGCGATGGCTTGCTTGTGATTCTTAACGACCTTCTTAGACTTACCAGAGTGCAGTTTGCCTTCTTTGTACTCGCCCATGACTTTGCCGATCTTCTTCTCTGCCTTAGTCATCTTCATTTTTTAGCCTTTACTGGTTTAGCTGTCTTTGCTGCTTGCTTAAAAGCCTTGGCTGTTGGTGCGCCCTTTGCGCCAGGCTTACGCATCTTCTCGCCTGATCCTTCGGCTATCCTTTTACGCTTTGCTGCGATATTGCTGTAGAGACCCTGTTTCATTCTTCTTCCCCTTCGTATTCTTCTTCTTCTGCGCCCATAGCTTCCCAAGCCATACAGCCTCGTTCACCTTTGCAGACAAAATCGAATATTTCGCAATGACCCATATCTTTTGGAACACCGCATTTAGTCATTTCTTCGCCTGTTTCGTAGTATTCACAGGCTTTGCACTTGCCTTCGCCATCCTTACGATCACCATATTCGGCTGTTAGGACTGCTTTTTTCATG